AGAGTGTTTGTGTTAAATATATCTTAAATATATTTGATAATCAAATATTCTCGCTATATTTGTATCGTTTAAACAATTCTCGTGTGAAGGTGCACGATACTCATATATGAAAGATTTAGAAGAGATTTTTAAGCCTGGAAGAAATGTTGCCTCTATAATCTCGGACTTAATGGAGAAGCCCATGAATATCAAGGACTGGGCAACATTAAAGAAAAACTATTTTCCTGAACTCCATGATATCATTACTGACACGACGGTTTTAAAAGACAAGGTTAGAAGTGATGGATCAATAGAAAAGTCCGCCCGGCTTGCTGTAGGGCTTGAACAACTGTTAACCAAGCGCGTAAACGAGTTTACTTTTGCGATACCAGTTAAACGCAAATATGATAACATTAACAATGATGTTCGTCAGTCAATAGCTGATGCGATTGAAGCCATATACCGCTATTCGCATATTGATAGCGAAAACCTGAAACGAGGGTTAGCATATTACGCTTGTTGTGAGATTTGTACCGTATGGTATGCTGTTAATAAGCCGAATAATTTATACGGTTTTGAATCGGAGTATAAGCTCAAGTGCAAGACTTACTCTCCAATGGGCGATGTAACCCTATACCCTCTCATCGATGATTTAGGTGAGATGCATGCGCAATCATTTTATTGGGTAAATAAGGCATCAGACGGAAAAGAGACAGAACTGTTTGAGACCTATATATCCAATAGGCATTATAAGTGGAAAAGAGATAAAGATGGGCAATGGGAGGATGTTCTTACATCCCTTGATTCTGAAGGGAATATTGTCTCTGGGGAAGAGATTGAAAGGTTAGGTAAAATACCTGCCATATACGCTTGTAGGCAAAACCCGATCTATGATGGTCTATCTCCTCTTCGGGAAGATATAGAATACACTATGTCGAGAGAAAGCAACACACTATCCTATAATTCCGCTCCTGTATTAAAGGTGGCCGGGCAAGTGAAAGGGGAAGAGATAAAAGGCGAAAGCAAGCGTGTCTACCGAGTGGAAAACGGCGGCGATGTTTCTTATGTATCATGGAACCAACAGATAGAGGCATTGAAGTATCATATCGATATGCTCACTAAGCTGTTTTTTATGCAGGGACAGATGCCTGACATATCCTTTGATGCGATGCGCTCTTTGGGTAATATTGGATATGATGCGCGAAAAACTCTTTTGATGGATGCTCACTTAAAGATTGGTGATGAGAGTGGTGCGTGGTACGAGTTTTTCGAGAGGGAGAACAATGTTGTTAAAGCATTCTTGAAACTAATGAAGCCAGAATGGGCAGACGAAATAGATAATATTGATATAAAAAACATTATTACCCCATTCATTCAAGACGATGAAAAGTATGAGATAGAAAAGCGTACTGCAGCTAATGGTAATAAGCCTATTGAAAGCCAGTTGGAGTCAATACAGCGTTACGGAAAATCCAAGAATGCAGAAGAAACGCTCGCTCAGATCAATAAAGAAGATGCGGAAGCAAATCAGAGTAAGATGTCAAATTTAATGGAAAGTGCTATATGACGATTGAAGAAATAAAAAAGTGCAAGGAAGATCTGCACAAAAAGATTGGTGATTTGCTTACTGGTTTCGAAGTAGACACTGGCGAGCAAATCTCTTCGTTGAGGTTCGTTAGACGCCCACTATCGTTTGATTTAGGAGGTGAGCATGGGTTTGAATATGTCGTTGAAACAAAAATTGAAATATGAAAAAGTTTATAACTAGAATATTGGTATGGTGTCTGAAAAAGATTAATGAGGATTTACTTATTCCCGAAATGGCAGGTTACGAGCCGAAGAAAGTCGGACTGTCGTTATCGATAGATAAAAGGTGTATTAACAGCTTCAGAAAAGGAGCAGAAGGGATGTCTTATCGTGAGGGGAAGAAAAAACTCGTAGCCGATACCAGGAACAGAATTTATAATGCTATCCTCCACACCTGTCTTAGAGATGGTATTATTGAAACATCTGTCAGCACGTTAGGTGATAAAATTGTTATTAGCGCTAATCTAAAATGTTATGCCCCGAAAGATTAAATCAGCAGAAATATATCGCTGTAGGGACTGTGGTCATGCATACGACTTTCATTCTATGAGTTTAGAAAATAAGCCTATTTTATGTAGATGCCCCTTTGAAAAGGCTAGTCAGCTGCTTAGTCGTGCTTGTGTAAATAATCGTTTTAAACAGAAATAAGATGGTATCAAAATCAGCGAAATATTACAGAACCCATCCTGAAGCAAGATCAAAGAAAGCGGAATACGATACTAAGTTTAATCGTAAACCTGAACAAGTAAAAAAGCGCACTGAACTTGCGAGAGCAAATGCAGAACATGATCGAAAGTATGGTAAGGCGTCACGTAAGGGTATGGACTTATCTCATACTAAGAATGGATTGGTTTACAAAAAGTCTTCCGTTAACCGTGGCAGTAAAACAGATGCCCCTGGAGACAGAAGGGCGAGGGGAGGGAAGAAAAGATGAGGTTAAAAGATTTACGGCTAGGTAACTGGGTAGCTATTGGCCCGAAAGATAGACCGAGTTTCCCTATGCAGGTAACTGGACTTTTTGAGAGCGACTCCTACCAGGTGCAGCTTAACTTTGATGGCAACGAGGGAGACGTATGGGAAGAAAGCATAGAAGACTTAGTCTGTGTCCCTATAACAGATGAGTTGCTTGATTCTTGTCTTGACATGGTTAAGCCTGGTCGGCATGTTTTTATTCAGTCTGGAAGACAAATCACCATATTAGCTAATATAGGAAATGCGTATAGTGTTATGGTTGGTAAGTCTTATATTGCCGAAGTACAATATGTGCATGAGTTACAGAATTTATTCTCCGTTCTCGGCAAGGAATTAGATGTAAAGTTTTAGGAATGCTTCAAGAGTTCAAGATAGATATATACCTGCGCCGTCTGTGGATTGCCACGAGCTGGGAAGAGGTAAAAGATAAATTCACCACTTACGGCGAGTATGAATTTAAGGAGATGAAAGGCTGCGGAGCCGTCACTTATCCGAGAGTTAAGAGAAAATCCTCTGGTACGTATGGCGTATTGATAGTGTTTAATATGTATGACGATATTGGTGGTTCTGAAATTGTTATGAATATTGCTCACGAAAGTGTACACGCGGCAAATGCTATATTTAGCGAACTGGGTGTTGCTTATGATTTAGTGTATGATGAACACGCAGCTTATTTGGTTGGATGGATAGCTAAATGCTGTTGGAAAGTACTACAGAAAATCTGTGTTAAATAATGGCGCGCCCCAAGATACCAAGACAGAAAGACGCTTACAAAGCGTTAGAGAATAGATTGAACGGCTATGTACTGGCTGTTCAAACTGTTTATGATAATCTGTCTATGGAGGTATCGAAATCTGTTGCTCAGCTTAACTATGATGGGACTGTACCTTTCAAGTTCTCTGATTACCCACAGACTAAACGTGCGATAGATGACGTGCAAACAAAATTTGTAAAAGATATTAGAGGACTTATCTATCGGGGTACATCCGACGAATGGAAACGTAGTAACACTATGCAAGATTTACTTGTAGATACAGCAATGAAGTTTTATGGTTCAAAGGCTGGTGGGGAAAAACATAAGGTTTATTATCAGACAAATTCTGAACCCCTCAAAGCGTTTCAAGGCAGGAAAGATAAAGGATTAAATTTATCTGCTAAATTATGGAACCAGTCTGAAAATTATAAGACAGAAATGGAGTTCGCTATATCCTCTGCCATAAAGAAAGGTACAAGTGCAGTAACATTGAGTAAGCGACTAAGTAAATACCTTCATGATTTCCCAAGTCTACAGCGTGATTATAAATCTAAATACGGAAAAGCTGTTGATTGTCACGACTGTGAGTATCGGTCTATTAGGCTTGCGAGGACGGAAATTAATATGTCTTATCGGATGGCAGAGCAAGAACGTTGGAAACAGTTTGATTTCGTTCTCGGTTATGAGATAAAGCTCTCTCATCGACATCCGAGATATGATATTTGCGATGATTTGAAAGGGAAATATCCTAAGGATTTTGTTTGGGCTACATGGCATCCAAACTGCTTTTG